AACATACTTATTTCCTTTTCCTGCCGTCAATCGGTTGTAGGAGATTCAACTCGGCATAATTGCTTATGAGTTGAGTTTCTGCTCGGCCTTTAATCTATCTAAGTGACTTTTCTCGAACCTTCCATGCGATGATGGAAACGCTCCAGACCACCCTTCTAGCTTAAAAGCTGGCGCAGATAAAATGCGATGAGTCTCCTCACCACAATCACACACAAGACTTGTTAACTCATAATCAACAAATCTCTCTGTCTTATGCCCGTTTATACAGGCAAATTCATACATTCTTCTCATTTAAGTCCTCAAATGCTCTTTCGCTGACTTGTTTCAAGTTCTTCAGCCAAATTAGTATTGAATACTCGCCTTTTCTGAATTGTAGACTTTTTTCGTCTGCAATTGTTGAGATATTATTCAAAGGCTCTATCATTTTGTCAACATCTTCCATTAAATCTATCCACCCTTGAGTGGACATCATGGAAAATCTCTCTTCGTAGTACTTCTGAAGTTCTTGATTCATTGTCTAGTCATCTGCTTTTCAACAATCTTAGCCTTGTTCTGAATATCCGCTTCTTTAAGCATCAATTCAGCAACTTTGACACGCTTATCAAACTCTTTTGAAGCCAAAGCATCGTCAGTAGGTAGATTTTTGGTATTAGCCGCCATACTCTTTGCTTGCAACTCAATAGGCATCAATTGCGCTTCAGTCAATAACTTTTGCGCTTCAGCCTTGTTCTGCTCTGCCTGTGTAGTTTGGACAGCAATCTGTGCTTGAGCCAGTTGCATAGCCAATTGTTGTTGCATCTGAGCCGCTTGTTGAGCCTGTGGATCAGCCGTAGCCATCTTGTCTAGCATCTCGATCAACTCAAATCTGTTTGACAGAGAAGAATTAGCCATGATGCCCTTCAAAATGATAGGCAAAACAGGTGTATTAGGGCCAAGAGTCTGCAACAAGGCGATGAATTGTTGTTGCTCATGCTCTCTAGCAATGATTCCGAGTGCTGCCGTGGGAATGAACTTCATGTCCACAGTAGGATAACGCTCAGGATCGAACTGCATATAGCGATAAGCGGCTTTGGTGATGAAGGGGATCATGAAATCCTCTTGGAAGTTCACCAAGGTACGCTTGTATTTCTTGATAATCGAGGCAGTAGCCATCGAAATACCGCCCTGACCCGCATCTCTAGAGACAGCAGTAACCATTCCCTGAGAGTCAAGAGTTCCTGTTGCCATCAAAAGCATACGTTCAAACTCTTTGGCAGTTGTCAGGTTAGAACCATCAGTATTGCCAAACTTGAACGGGAACAGAATCTCATTGGGATTGCCGTTTGTCAGGATTGCTTTACCTGGCTTTACTTCAAACTTAGCACCACGAGGTAGACGGGTAGCATCCATAGCCATCATTGGGCTAGTTGTGAGAGCTAGTGAATCTAAGTGTGAACGAACTTGGGCATCTATGGCTTTTTGTGAGTTGTAAGCCTTCTCAACAGTACCACGACCCAACAAGCGATTAGGAACTGTATCGTCCTGATAAGCAAGGATTGGGCGGTCTTTCATCATGTATGGGTTCTTTTCTGCCTTCAGAAGAACACCATCATTGGCAATCACGACAATAGCCTCGACCAGATCCGAATACTCATCCTGAATACTGTCTTCAGGGAATAAGTCTTCTACTTCGCCATTTTCTTCATTTTCTAGTTGTTCAAGATACTCTCTAGGAACTAAACCATAGTAGGTCAAAAGTTTAACTTTATCGTCTTCGTACTGGGAGACTTCTTGTGTAGGCTCTAAATCTGTATCCATTGAGTCAGTGCCGACCTTTACCTTGCGGTAGATGCCTTCTTCTTGACCTTTAACGATCTTGTGGATAGAGACATACTTCTCAATAGCCACACCCATACAGTCATCAATAGATGTTCCATTGGGGTCAAACAAGAAGTTACGGGGGTTAACAGGAACAATCTTGACTGCAATGCGGTCTTGCTCTACTACTCCGATAGCGGCTTGTCCCATTTGACCAGGTATTGCCTGAGTAGCGGGAACAAAGACTTTCTCTGTTTTGACAACAATCTCACCGATACCAGTGCCATAGATTTCTGCCAACAGCTCAATCTGGTCAATAGACTTGCGAATCTTATCGACTTTGAAGTCTTCCATCAGTTGTGCTTTGATGGCAGCGACATCTAGGGGGCTACCATTGACATCACGAATATCGTCTTGAATGTCAAAGAACTCACCTTGACCAAAGATGGCTTCCATAATCTCAGCATGGCGTGTCTCTACGGCTTGTTGGGTAGCGGGGGTAACGATACGGCTACGCTCGGATTCACGGGTCTTATCTTGGGCATCCCACTCACCATTGAAGATGCGCTCGTACTCTAGCCAATCATCAAGGCAATTGACATCTCTCCAATCCCTCCATCTGTCACAATGGTTGACAACAAAGTTAACTATCTCTTTGTCTGAGTCGCTAGGTTCTTGGAATTCCATTCTTATACCCCACTAATAATATCTACAGGTTGCCAATCCTCGCTATCATCTTCTTCCATGTAAGATGTAACAGCCAGTTGGTCAATGTAACTGAGGGAGTCAGGCAAGTCATCATGGACTCCTTGAGCAGGGAACAGGATTAACTGGTCTACAAACTCATCCCAATCTTCTTCCGAATTTAACACAATTCTGCCATGCTCGAACCTACCTTGTAAAGCCCAGATGATTCTGTCTGCTTTTTTTCTATTCCCGTGGGTCAAATCCACGATGTGGGCAAAGGTGTTGTTCTTTCGCATCAAGTCCGACAAGTAGGGCAAAACAGCGTTCTTTAACGCCCCCCTCTCTATCCCCACACTCAAAGGGCGGTAGTCCCGAATGGCTATCAGAATCTTAGAAGCAGTCTCACGGATGTCCCATCTCCCATGTTCAATCTTCTCAACAAACCACTTCCCATCGTCTGTGACCTTAACTATTGAGATAGCAGACTCGTCCAGACGCTTCTTAGAATTGGCGGCTTGTTTGGCAACCTCCTCGAATCCTGCAAGGTCAACAGCGATGTAATAGCTTCCATGTTCAGGCTTTACCCCGTATTTGATCCACTCTTCCTTGAAGATGTCAGAACCCGCATTGGTGAAAGAAGCCATAAACTCTTGCTTGAAAGCGAAGGAACTCAGGGTTTTCTTAGCGGAATCTATCTCTTTTTGGTCAATCAATGGGTTATCAGCAGTGGTGAAGTGCCATGACTTCCAATCAGGATCATCCTCTGACTCGCCTAGCTTGAAGGTGTCGTAAAACCAATTTCTACCCTTTGGAGTGCCGATAAAGAGTGCTCTCCCTCGTTTATCAGACAAAGAGGCACGAATGACCTGTTCCCAAGCCTCGGGTTTAATGTCGGCTACCTCGTCTAGTACGGCATAGGTCAGACTGACACCACGGAGCGTATCAGGTCTATCTGCACCACGAACGTATATCCTAGCCCCGTTTATCAGGGTAATGTCTAGGTTGTTCACATGAGACGACTGAATAACCTCTCTACCAAGGTCTAGCAGTAAGTCCCAGATGATTTGACGGCTTTGTCCCATAGTGGGACTCACATAAAGAACCGCAGAGCCTTGTGGACACTTGAGTCCTTCAATCAGTAGGGTAACTGCCGCCATACGAGACTTACCGCATCTACGCCCAGCAGCCACAACCTTGAACCTTGTTTGGTCTTTGAAGACCTCTTGTTGCCAGGGCAAGAGACTAAAGTTCAGATCAGCCATATTTAGCCTCTACATCTTGTGGTTGTTCAGAGGTATCGATTATTGTTGGTTCTTGTCCCAAGCCAGTGATATTGATGGTGACTGCTGACCTCTGAGACTTGTCCTTTTCAAACAAAGAAACAGGAAGAGTCCTATCAAGACACATCTTCAAAGCTACCAATTGATGGGGATGCTCATCATTAAGGGCTATCTCAATAACCTTCTGAGCCACATCCTTACCTCCACTCCTAATCATCAGCTCTTTAAGCTCCTTGAGACGTTGATGGTCTGTCTTA